ATAGGAGATACTACAGATTTCCATGTATCCCATATGAAACCGATCAATTCACCTATTAAACCAAATACTTTTTTAATAATTTCTATTCCAAGATTAACTAAATATTCTCCAATCGGTTGAACAACATCCCATATAGCTTTCAACCATCCAAAGAAATCCATAATAACATTCCAGATGGAATCAATTATTTCACCTGTTGACATTTTAATCTCTTCAAACCCCAACCATCCGAGTATCTTATTGGCAATCCATCTAAGAGGCCCTATTATTATCTCAATCAGATTTGTAAATACAGATTTAAACCCGCCTATAATTTTATCGAGTGTGTCACCTTTAGTGGCATTAAATCCTTCTACGAAATCAAATATAGACATAATTATTTGTATAGGCCAAAATAGTTTTTCAAAACCAACCATAAATCCTTTAAGAAAACCACCCTTTAATAGTTTAAAAATAGGTAATTCACCTATTTTGGTTATAAAATCAAATTTAGGCAGTTTAAATTTAGGCAGTTTAAATTTAGGCAGTTTAAAATCTAATAATTTGGATAATCTGCCTTTGATTAATTCACCTATTTTGGTTATAAAATCAAATTTAGGCAGTTTAAATTTAGGCAGTTTAAAATCTAATAATTTGGATAATCTGCCTTTGATTAATTCACCTATTTTGGTTATAAAATCAAATTTAGGCAGTTTAATTTTAGGTAAACGATTACTCAAATATTCCAATAATCTTATAAAAGGTTTTGATACTACATCAAATAATTTACCTATTATTCTTAATGACTTCAATGGAGATGTAAGTATATCAATACCTAATTTTATCTTTTTGGTTAACATTCCTGCTGCTATACCAAGACCAATAAATATCGGCACAACCCATTTTTCAATAAAATCAAGAAAACCACCAGTTTTAGCCTTAGCATTTTCTCGTAATTGTCTCTTCTCATTTCTCTTCAATATTTTCAATATATCAGTGAGTATAGGCACGTCAGGATGTTCTTCTCTGAATCTTTTAAAGATACTTGATAGGAAATTCCATGTATCCTTGAAAAATCCAAATATTGGGTCAATCAAATCGGTTTTTATATCACCTAATATATCAAACATATGGCTTTTAATGACGCCTATAGTTTTATCAAAACCAAATTTAATACCCGTAGCCAATTCTTTACCCCAAAAGGCAAATACAGATCCGAAACCTTTTAATATTGAAAAATCTATTTTATATTTTTTTGGTACAGGTTCTAATTCTTGTAAGTTTATTTTATTAGAATCTGATGATTTTTTTTGTTTTGGCATATGTTTCTCCATAAAAAAAGTCTAAAGAATTCAAATAGTATTGAACCCTTTAGACTTTTAAAGTCCATTAGTCATTTAAATGACTAAGCGTGGTTATTTTTTGCAGCATCTTTAATTGCTTTATTTTCTTCTCTTACATCTCTTATTAACATACCAATTATCATAATTCTTTCAAAATCAGGCATATTGTTAGAACTTATGATATCCAAATTAGCATGTCTTACAAGTTGATATTGACATTCTATTATATTTTCAAGTGTTTCATCGGAACAAGCCAAATGAATTAGTCGAAAAAATTATTCATAGGTATGTCAAATTCAACGTCTTCTTCACATTTGTTACATTTTATATTCTTTTTAAAGATAATACCAAAATTATTATCTTCAAACCATTGTTTGATTCTATCAAATGTTTCAATAGTCATACAGTCATTCAATAGATATAGTTTATCTTCAAAAGGCACATTATCGTCTTCTGTGTCTCCTGAAATAAATTTTTCCATAGAAAGAGCGATGGATTGTGTTGATGCTTCTACAAGTTGTTGTTGTTTATTCAATCCTTTGAGTTTTCTGATTGAATTATATACCTTTTTTTGTTCACCTCTGGTTATATGTTTCATAACCACTGATATATTATCAGCAACCTGAATAGGAGTTTTATCTTCGTTGAACTCCTTGACTTCCATTTTGGTTATATCTATAGAACCAGCTTCTTGATGGTCACAGTGTGGACATTTAAACATGAACTTGTATATAGCACCTTTTGATTTTTCTCTTATCTTTAGAAACAGGTAAAATCTATCTTGTAGATAGAGTTTATTTATATCAAAATCATCGTTTAAAACACATTCAGATATGATCCCATCGAGAATTGTTTCGATAGTGAAAGGATTATCTTCTTTCTCGTAAACCAACATTTTTTTCATCTGTCCAGTAGTTAATGGCTTGAAATGAATTTCTTCTCCACTACCGGGTAACACACAGGTAAAATCATAATTGTTTACAAGATCACGTAAATTCAAAGACATATTATCATCACTCCTTTTATATTTTTAATGTGTTATTACACATTAAATTCATGCCATAGATAACTAAAAGTAACATCAAAAGTCATTACATCTTTTGCTGTGTAATCTAAAGTAGCTGTACCTACTGATTTTACCCAACAACGATGTAAAATATATTCACCAATTTCATCACCATCTCTATCAAGAGGTTGAAGTGTTATTTCAGCACTCATATAGTCTCTTGGATCACCATGTTGATTTGTTGATGGATCATGTATCATGGTTGCCCATTTCACAAACGAATCTCTAACTCCCAATTCAGTGTCGGTACTGAATGTGATAGTAAAATCAGCAAATGTTTGTGTAGATGCTAATTTGTAATCAAATCCTTGCCAACTAACAGTCATTTCCTCAATTGATGATTCTGGTAAATTTGTAGTTCTTACCAGATATGTATAATCTTGATTCCATGAGACAGGCATATTATCAAAATAACAATAGAATAAATATCCTCTTGCGAAGTCTTGATATGTACCTACCATAGCATCAATGTTAAATTCTGCCATTATATTCCTCCTTTGTGTATTGTGGGGTTAGAAATAACCCCACATACTTATTTATATTTTATATTTGACCCGCTATTTCATCGAAATTAGCATCAGTCTTGGTAGCTACGAATTGCAGAACAATAAATTCAGCTGTACGTGTAGGTTTGATAAGGATAGAACACCAAAGTTCATTTCTATCAATCCTCTCAGGAGTGTTATTTGTTGTGTCACAAATAACCTTATATTCATAGATACCTCTACGTGATTGAACATCTCTCAAGAACGGTTCAATCATATTTTTCAACTGTCTACGAGTAGCGGCATCATTAGGTTCAAATAAGAAATATTTGGATGCTGTTGCTACAGCTTTTTCCAGTACCATGAATAATCTTCTTACGTTAACTCTATTGAAAGCAGAAGATTTATCTAATAAGTTCTTTTGACCCCAAATTACCTTTCCTTGACCAGCGAAAGACACGACAGGGTTGATACCATTACTGTAAAGAAGATCCCTACTACCTTTGGTTGGATTCCATGCCAGTCTTCTAATACCAGTGATAATAGCTCTGTTAAGACCAGCAGGAGCGAACCAAGGATCAGTTACATCATCTGTCTTGGCATAGATACCAGCAACATATCCAGAAGCAGGAACCCAATTGTATTTGTTAAGATATCTGTTGTATACCTCAAGCCAGTTACCATAAACAGCGGCATAACTTGTATTTACGTTAAGGTTGTTAACTGTGAAACTACCAACACCTTTTCTCCAGTCACGAAGATTAGTTGATTCATTGCCTCTATTATTAACAACAATAGATTGAGGGCAATCAAGAATAGCCATACAATCTTTTCTCTCTTCACAGATAGTAATCATATATTTCTTGATAGTTTCTGATTTGTTACTATCAATAAATAGATTAACATCGGTTACTTCGGGATTTCTATAAAGATCAAGAGCATCTTGAATAGCAGAATCCGGTGCGTTACCAGTACCATCGGTTCCAGATGCCAACACACCCCAATTAGATGTTAATGTCCAATCTGCTGATTCTTTGCTTGACTTTAATGAAACAACGATGTATTGTGATTGTTGATTAACGACATTTTCAACAAACTTAGAACCACCTTGATCGTCAGTAGCAAGAGGATCAGTTGAAACATTAAAGGTTTCAACTACTTCCCATACACCACTGTTTTGTGATTTTGCTTCAACAACGATGAGGAAGTTTTTTGTATCTTCAAGTCTACTATCAACAGTGGTAAAAGCGGCACTTGCGTTTGATGAAATAGTACCACCTTCTAAATAACTACTTTGTGTGGTGTAATCTAAGGTAGCGATTCTAATATTGTTACCCCATGCACCTCTGGAAATAGCCATAACGTCAAGATCACCAGTAGGTGTTATATCAGCAAATTGTGTTGGTTCCTCATTGAGATTGGCTAATGTCAAATTGGAAGCCGAATTGGAAGTTGTCCATGTACCATCTGCTGAAAGAGATCTACTGGCGAATAAAGCGTCAGTAGGCATAACTCTGGTTGCGTATAAGGCTGAACCATATTTAAGAAATGCTTCGGCTGACAACATATCTTGATAACAGTCAGCATCAGATGTAGGTTCACCAAATCTTGCAATTAATTCATCTCTATTGGTGATGAATGATTGTACCATTTCTGGACCTTTATATGTTTGTCTCAGAATGATTACACCAACAGATGATGCTACAGCAGGTATTGTTGTTGAAATATCTACTTCTTTTATGTCCACTAATGGGCTCAAATAAAAACTCATTTATATTCTCCTTTATTTTTGCCTATCCAAGCCTTCATTGTATAGGTCTTTGTTTTATATATTTTTTACCTCATATCTGTCATACATGAAATTAACATTGGATGTTAGATACTGTTCCCCTTCACGATATGACATACTTATTTCACCTAACATGTTAGGCCATACATTTATAAAATCGATTGACAAAACCAAGTCGTTATTATTATTTGTAATATTAAACGTAGCGTCTACTGTGAATTCGCCCCTGGCTCTACCATATCTATCCTTATTATTATTTATATAAATAATCCATTTATATAATGCTTTCCAATTAGAAAAGTCTGAATCTACGACAAAATTTGTAAACCAAGGTTCAAAAGTCACTCCACCTGAATCATAATGTGCAGCTCCACCTTGCCAGTTCACTTCCATGTCACTTAATGTCAGCGAAGGTATGACTGATTGGTATATATTTAGAGTAAGTTCATTTGATTCTTTGATATTTCCTATTGTTGGTATGACAGGAAATATCAACTCAAAATTCTGTGGGCTACTTTTATTAAGATTGGTTTTACTCATATTATGCCTTAAAAGTATTTATTTTTATTTTCCAGTTGATAGTTTTATTCAATTCACCCATTGTCTGAATCATTAAAGAATTACCGGATGCTCTAAAATCAAGCCCCCAAGTTTCACTACCGACCATTTCATTAAATGCGTTTTCACTAACAACATTATCAATAAATGTTGTTGTTCCGTCGTTGACCATTAGACCATTGTATTCAATATATTTTGCAGTACCTATGACACCAGCAGTACCACCTGACTGAACAGCAATTACACTTACTTTAAAACCTATCGCACCTAAAGAAGGAAGTTCAATATCAGTTAATTGTAGTAAATCTAATAATGTATCATCAGCTACAGTTGTAACTTCCGGTACTTGTGATATTCTTTTTCTTTGAGTAGCCATTATCTAATTTCCTGTTTATTCATAAATTATTGTTGTTCCGTCATCCCATGTTATATCTATGAC